ATTTAAGACGTGAAGAAGCTGTGATAAATGAATTTTGCAAGATATATAATTTACAAAAAAAGAAGTTGCCTTTTAATCAGAAAATAGATTTTGCTCTTTACAACAAAAAAAAGATTTATGGTTTTGTCGAAGTAAAGTGTAGAGTTTTTAATAAAGATAAATATAATACAATGTTTGTTGGTCTTGACAAAGTGCAAGCGGCAAGAAGTTTAGCAGATATAACAGGGATGAGGGTTTTACTTTTGGTTTGTTGGGCAGATGTTATGGGTCATATAGATTTTACAGAGGATTTTGAGGTTAATTTAGGTGGCAGGTCAGATCGAAATGATGTTTTAGATTTTGGCATAGTTGCACATTATCCTATTGACAAATTTAAAGTAGTTGGAACTAGTCCAATAATAAGGGGAAATTAATTGAGTATAAAAGCAATAAATTATGTAATTGATTTAGAAATAGGTGACCCAACTTCTAAGCTGATAATGATTAATTTAGCTAATCTTTATAATGATGCTACTGAATATGCTTATCCATCGCAGGAGTTATTGGCTAAAAGATCAGAATGTTCAATCAGAACTGTGCAGAGGAAGTTGGATAATTTAAATAAATTAGGGTTTATAAAAGTGCATTTTAGACCGAATAAAACATCACTTTATTCGTTTCCAAAGATAAATGGTTACGACACTGCTGACGTGTCAGATTGTCATATCCAAAAAAATGGTTACGACAAATCGGCAAATGGTTACGACACTAGTGGCGTACGAACCATTAATAATAACCATTATATAAATATAAATAAGAAAAATAAGAAAAAAGAAAATTTATTAACAGAATTAGTTTTAACAGATGATTTAAAAAAATATGCAACTGATAGAGAATTAGATGCAGAAGAAATTTTAGAAGATATAAAATTGTGGAATGAGCAGAATGGAAATAAAAAGAAATATGCTAACCTAAATGCCTTTTTTATGAATTGGTGCAGAAAAGAAGCTCGTAGAAAGCCGAAAACACCTTTTAAGGTACAATCACACCAAAAAGATGATAAGGTCGCTGTAAGGGCAGAAAAAGTGCTAACAATGGCACAATTAAATTATATTGATAATATTGTGGCTAAAGTTGAAAGACTACAACACGACCCTCGTTGGGCATATACTAATTTTGATAGGCTAAGAAATGAAATAGAAACTGCAATGCGACAAGGTAGTTTATCAGAATATTTAAGTGAAAGAGGATTAAATTAAAAAGGTATAGAATAAAATTGTATTTGTGATATTATTTATTTTTTAATATAAAGGAGATTGAAGATGCCTGGTCATTATGGAAAACCAATGAAGAAAAAGAAAAAAGCAAAAAAGATGAAGAAAAAGTAGTGGCTAAAAAACGTAAAAAAGCACCAAAGGGATATCATTACATGCCAGATGGTAGCTTAATGAAAGACTCCGCTCATAAAGGTAAAAGAAAAAAGAAATGAACGGATTCACCACTACAGCTACCTTATCGGAACTCATAGACAAACGACCTATGAAGAAGAGAAAAATTAAAAGAACTTATAGCATGTCCAATAAGATTAATTTAAGGGCAGCACAAAGAATAATGAAGATAAAAAAGATTTAGCAATAACTTTAATCACAAGAAATTTTCATGAACATTCAAGAAATAGAAATAGATAAGTTAATTCCTTATCATAATAATCCTAGAAAAAATCAAGCTGTAAATAAAGTTGCTAGTTCATTAAAGGAATATGGTTTTCAGCAACCTATAGTTACAGATAAAGATTTGGTTCTTATTGTCGGTCACACTAGGTTATTAGCTGCCAAAAAATTAGGACTGAGCAAAGTTCCAGTATTAGTGGCTGATTTGTCAGAAGCTAAAGCAAAAGCCTACAGAATAGCGGATAATAGGCTTAATGAAGATAGTGAGTGGGATATTGATTTATTAACATTAGAAATTTCTGATTTATTAGAGCAAAATTATGAACTTGATTTATTGGGTTTTGATGCAAACGAGCTAGATAAATTTTTAGTAAATGAAGAAGAATATTTAACAGATGAAGATGAAGTTCCAGAAGCACCAGAAGAACCTATAGCTAAATTAGGGGATATATATCAGCTAGGAGAACATAGGTTAATGTGTGGAGATAGCACTTTAATAGATGCAGTAGAACAATTAATGAATAATCAAAAAGCTGATTTAATATTTACAGATCCACCTTATAATGTTGATTACGGAAAATTAAAAGGTAATCAAAAAAATAATAATAGGTTTAAAGAACGAAAAATTATGAATGATTTTATGGAAGAGAAAGAGTTTGTGCAATTTTTAACAGATTGTTTTTCAAATGCAAAAATTATAAGTAAATCTGGCTGTTCTATTTATGTTTGTTATGCGGATAAACAAGCTATAAATTTTTTTACAGCGATGAAAAATATAGATTTACATCACTCTTGCAATATAATTTGGAAAAAAGACTCTTTAGTTTTAGGCATGAGTGATTATCATTCAATTCATGAACCAATAATATATGGTTGGTTTAAAGGTTCTTCTCATAGTTATTATGGGGACAAAAAACAAACAACAGTTTGGGAATGTGCCAGACCTAAGAAAAATGATTTGCACCCCACAATGAAGCCAATAGAATTAGTGGAAAAAGCAATATCAAACTCTTCAAAATCAGAAGATATTTTGTATGAACCTTTTGGTGGCTCTGGATCTACATTAATAGCTTGCGAAAAAACCAATAGAAAATGTTATTTGATGGAGCTAGACCCTAAATATGTAGATGTAATAATTCAAAGATGGGAAAACTTTACAGGAAAAAAAGCAAAAAAAATTAATTAGATTTATTTTATAAAATTTATTTATAAAAAAACCTCACTAAGGTTAAATAGGATATGGCTAGACCAAAGAAATATAATATTGATACTACTCAAGTTCAAAAATTAGCTCAATTAGGTTGCACGAATAAAGAAATGGCAGACTTTTTTGGCTGTTCAGCAGACCTTTTAGAAAAGAGTTATTCGGAATTTCTAGTAAAAGGAAGAGCAGAGCAAAAAATAAGGCTTAGACAGCTTCAATGGAAGTCAGCACAAAATGGAAATGTAACAATGCAAATCTTTCTCGGAAAGAATATGTTAGGTCAAAAAGATAGGTTTGAAGAAAACGAAACAGAAGAACCTTTGCAATGGTCTTATGATTAATGGGTTTATCTATTCCTCAAAAAGAAGTTATTACAGATAAAGCAAGATTTAGAGTTCTTATTACTGGAAGAAGATTTGGCAAAACTTATCTGGCGATTAATGAATTAGCTAAGTTTGCAAGCCAACCTAATAAAAGAGTTTGGTATGTAGCACCGAGTTATAGGCAGGCTAAAGCTATTTGTTGGAGTGAGCTTAAAGACAAGTTAATAGACCATAAATGGGTAAAGAATATCAATAATAGCGATTTAACTATTACATTAAGAAACAACTCAAGAATAAGCCTTAGAGGTGCAGATAATGAGCAATCATTAAGAGGAGTTGGTTTGGATTTTATTGTTTTAGATGAATTTGCTGATATACATAAAGAAGCGTGGTTTGAGGTGCTTAGACCTACACTTTCGGACAAACAAGGTCATGCTTTATTTTGTGGCAGTCCTAGAGGTTTTGGTAACTGGTCATATGAGCTTTATAAGCTAAGCGAAACAAATAAGGATTGGTCATCATTTAAATATACGACCTTAGAGGGTGGTAATGTAAGTGATGAAGAAGTAGAGCAAGCTAAACAAGACCTAGACATAAGAACATTCCAACAAGAATATGAAGCTACTTTTGTTAATTATTCTGGAATGATTTATTATAATTTTGATAGGCAAAAGAATATAATTGAAAAGTTTGATAAAGAATATCCAACATTACATATTGGATTAGATTTTAACGTAGACCCAATGACAGCTGTTGTTTGTTATGTGTTTAATGAAACAATAGTGGTTATTGACGAAATACAAATTTATTCTTCCAATACACAAGAAATGTGTGAGGAGATAAGGAACAGATACCCAAATAAACAAATAATAGTTTACCCAGACCCTAGTGCTAGACAAAGAAAAACCTCCGCAGGTGGTTTAACTGACATAAGTATATTGAAAAATGCAGGATTTGATGTAAAATGTAGAAACACAGCACCTCTTGTGAGGGATAGGATTAACGCAGTTAATTCAAAACTTAAAAATGTTAATGGTAAGAATAATCTGTTTATTCTAAATTCTTGCAAAAATGTAATTAAAAGCATAGAAAGACAGATATATAAAGAGGGAACACATATACCAGATAAGGATAGTGGATATGACCACATGAATGATGCTCTTGGTTATTTAGTTGAGTTTAATTTCCCACTTAGACGGAATTTTGTTGCGAACCCTCCTAAGAGGTGGAGTTAATGGACAAAGAATTTCTAAAAAGCAAACATGACTTATGGCACGCTAATATTTCTAATTGGGAATTTTATATAAGAAGTTATCTTGGCGGTAATGATTATAGAAATGGTTATTATTTACACAGATACATTTTGGAAACACCAGAGGAATATGATGCGAGGATAAGGCATACTCCAGTTGACAATCATTGTAAAAATGTTGTGCAAATATACACTAGCTTTTTATGGAGAGTTCCACCCACAAGAGATTATGGTGATTTAGATGGTGACCCACAATTAGCTTCATTCCTGGTCGATGCTGATTTGGATGGAAGAAACTTCAATACTGTAATGCGAGAGGTTCAAATGAACGCTAGTATTTATGGTAATTGTTGGGTTGTAATAGATAAGCCACAATCAAACGCTAAGACTAGAGCCGAAGAACTAGCTCAAGACATAAGACCATATGTTTCAATATATACACCAGAGAACATAGTTAATTGGAATTACAAAAGGTCTGCTAGTGGTAGATTTTATTTAAATTTGTTGGTTGTTATTGAGGATATTAATTCGCAAAGAGCCATAATAAAGGTTTTTACAGAAGAAACTATATCAACTTATGAATTTGAAGATTACACAGAGGAATATACAGATAAAGAGCCTAAACTTTTAGATGAAATACCTAACCCTTTAGGTGTAATCCCTGCTGTTAATGTTTATAATCTAAAAGGCAATAAAAGACCTATTGGTATAAGTGACCTAGCTGACGTAGCTTATTTGCAGCAATCAATCTATAATGATTACTCAGAAAAAGAACAATTAATTAGATTAGCCAATCACCCTAGCTTGGTTAAGACACCTAATGTAGAAGCTAGTGCAGGTGCAGGAGCTATAATAGAAATACCAGAGGATTTAGATGCAAGCCTAAAGCCTTATATTATCCAGCCTAGTGGGCAAAACCTAGAAAGCATAATGAAGTGTATACAATCAAAGGTAGATGCTATTGATAGGATAACACATATGGGTTCAGTAAGAGCTACAGGTTCACAAATAGCTAGTGGCATAGCCTTACAGACAGAATTTCAGCTTTTAAATGCTAGGTTATCAGAAAAAGCAGATTATTTAGAAAATGCTGAAGAACAAATTTGGGCATTATTTGCTAGATGGCAAGATAAGCAATGGAATGGGTCTGTTGATTATCCAGATACATTTGATATTAGAGATTGGGCAAATGACTTGCAATATTTACAAATGGCTAAAGCATCTGGCATTAAATCTGAAACATTTAACAAAGAAATAGATAAACAGATAGCTGAAGCAGTCATAGATGATAACGAAACTATTAAAACCATTTATGATGAAATAGATGCTACTAGAACAACTATAGGTCAATTCCAGACCACAGAAGTTGAGGGGCAAACAGTAGTAAGCGAAGAAACTTAATTTGAAAGGAAAGTAAAATGAGTTTTGCAAGTTT